GGAGGAGGTCACGTTTGCCGTTCTGGGACAACTGGATCACAAAACAGGATCAGGAACTGTCGACGACGGTTCCATTGAACCTTGACGTCGGACAGGCTACATACCCCGACTCCAATTATGAGAACTTCGCATCTGAGGGATATAACAAGAACGAAATCGTCCACGCTTGTATCAGGGAACTCGCAACGGCCGCGGCTTCGCCCCGGTATTTTGTCCAAGCCCCGTCGACCGACGGCGGAACGATCGAGATCGACCGCGGCTTACTCTACGACCTGACGTCGAAGCCTAATCCTTATCATGACTGGTATTCGTTCATTGAACAACTGGTCACGTATCTAATGGTCGCGGGCAACGCTTACGCCATCAAGGAACGCGCCCGGTCGAATCAGGTGTCGTCGCTGTATTTGCTACGGCCCGACAGGGTAACGATTGTGGCGGGCGATTACGGGGCCGACTCATACATCTACGAAGTCGGCGGCAAGCGGTACGAAATCGAAGCGGCGAATATGTGCCACCTATCTTTACCGAACCCGGCTGGCGACCTGTACGGTTTAAGCCCGTTACAGGTTTTATCGCGTAACGTCAATCTTGATTTGAACATGACCGATTTCGCGAAGGTATATTTCCAGAACGCGGGCGTCCCGTCCGGGCTATTGAAACTTAAAAAGCGGTTATCCTCCCAGGAGGAAGCGTCGACGATTCGCTCGAGATGGCGGTCGCAGTTCGGCGGCGTTAACAACTTTCACAGGGTCGCAATACTCGACGACGACGCGGAGTATCAACCGATGGCGAACAGCCCGAAGGACATGGCGTTGAATGACCTCCACAACCTTACAGAATCGCGTATATGCGCGGTCTTTGGGGTTCCTGCTATTCTGGTCGGGGCGAACGTAGGGCTTCAGCGTTCGACGTTCAGTAATTACCGCGAGGCGCGTCTGGCGTTTCATTCCGAAACACTCGAGCCGCTGGTCGCTCGTATCCTCAGATATTTCAACCGCAATTTATTTGACGAATACACAGGAAACGAAACACTATCGGTCGACTGGGCGCAGATGCGCGGGGTTCTCGACGATCAGGCCGCGGCAACCGCACAGGTCAACTCGTTATTTACCGGGGGAATAATCACGCTGAACGAAGCCCGCGAAAAGCTGGGCTTTGATGCGGTGTCCGAAGGCGCGATCAGGCGGGTTCCGTCGGCGGTAATGGAAGTCGCCGAAGGACAATCGGCAACGGTCGCAGTCGATGAGGCCCCGGTCGAGCAATCAGTTTCGCACATTATCGAGGCTAAAAAAAAACCGCGGGTCGCACCGCGTGGGCAGATTCTACGGCGCGAGATGATTAAGCAACGCGAGGAGGAGGCCGACGTTTTAGCCCGTCAGGTGCAAACACACTTCAGAGGCATCAGGAACCGTGTAGACGGCATCCTGGGACGCCATATGGAGCGCAACACCACGACCACAAAAGACTATCCATTCCAGCCGATTGATATGCTCCCGCCAATCGAGACCGGGAATATGTCAACGATACTCGAGAAGGCGTATCGGCGCGTGAGCAAACGGACATTCGGAACAATCAACACTGTCGGCATTGCCGGGGAATTGCCGTGGTCGGATAAATTACCGACAATTCAAAACATCCTGACATCAGCTCCGACACGGGCGGCGATGATCCACAGGACGACATCGAAGGCAATCGGAAAAGCGATCGGGATCGGCCTTGAGCGCGGTTATTCAATCGAACAACTGGCGCGGGGTGTTCCTGACGATAACTTCCCAGGTATCAGATCGGTATTGACTGAGACACAGAACAGGGCGCGATTGATTGCTAGAACCGAAGTGATGCGAACCCAGAATCAATCGACGGTCGGGTTCTATAAGGAGCAAGGTTTCGCGTATGTACAGGCGGACGACGTCGACGGCGATCCTGACGATGATTATATCGACCCCGGCGATCCATACGGCCGAACCTGTGAGGAACGCAACGGCCAGATATACAGCCTCGAGGACGCGCAGAATATCGACGACCATCCGAACGGGACTCTGAACTGGATGCCAATGCCCAGAGGATACAAACCAGAGGAGCAAATATGATTCGTAAAACATTAGTTGCATCAGCAAAAGCAGTCGACGAGGCCGAAGGCATTGTCGAGGCATATGTCAACACAATGGGCGTCAACGACGCGGACGGTGACATAGTCGATCCGGGGGCGTTCAACGCGTCCATACGCGACAATTTACCCATCCCTGTACTGTCGGGCCATGATCAGGGAAAACTCGTCGGAAAAGTAGTTTTCGCCCAGCCCGAATTAGTGGAGGACGAGGAGTATCGTTTATTTGCCCGGATTCAAATGAACATGGACACCGAAGCCGGGCGCGACGCGTTTTCTAATGTTAAAGGCGACTTTATCAGGGAATGGTCGGTCGGGTTTAATATCCCCGACGACAAGGACGTCAGCCACGAAGGTTCCGACGTTTCGACTGTGACGAGGCGTATATCAAACCTTGACTGGGTCGAAGTATCGACAGTTATTCGCGGGGCTTCCCCGTCGACCTCAACGGTCGCGGCGAAGTCGGCCGAACTCGACGAGGAAAAAGGAGCGATCCCCAGCCACTTGACCGCATGGGTCGAAGAAGCGTGGGACGGCGGCCTGATGCGGACACGGCTTAAGGGCGGCGCGGCGATATTGCGGGCGTCTCATGCTTGGGTCGATTCCGAAGGCGACCCGGAATCAAAATCAAGTTATAAATTCTTACATCACCATATCGGCAAGAACGGCAAACTGGGCGCGGCTAATGTCAGGGCAATAACGTCAGCCCTCGCAAATCTGAACGCCCGCCGAACATCAATCCCCGAAAACGAACGGCGCGGTGTATATAACCATCTGGCGCGGCATCTCAGGGATGCTAATCGGAAACCTTCGGAATTGAGATCGGCTGATATCCCGGATAATTCCAAACCATATCCAAACTTTCATGCTTGCAGGATCAGGGAGCCGGGGGAATTTGACAGGTTCCGCACGGCGACCGAAACAATCGAGGACGGCGATTACGAAGGCCGTTCGATTGTTGTTTTATACGGCAGGGAAAAAGACACGGGCGACTGGGACATCGCGTCCTATAGATTCCCGGTCGACGAATGGTCGGAGGACGACGCCCGCAAATGGTGCGCGGCCCACGACGGCATTAAATTTGAGCCAGCAATCGGCGACGACGACCCCGATTCTGATCCCGACGACACCGCCTCCGACACGGTCGAGGAATCGACCGCCCCGGACACGGCCGAACGTCAGATCAGGTTAGCACGGGCGCGGCTCGCCATGTTTGGAATTAAAAATAAAACCCAATAGCGAAAGGAAAATATCGTTTTGAATACATCAGAAATCAGAAAAGAGGCGAACGCCATTCTGACAAATGCCGAAGCATCGCTCACCGACGGTAACGTCGAGGAATTCGAGCGACAAATAGCAGACGCACAGTCAAAAATGGCTAACGCTGACCAAATAGATCAGGCACAGTCACAACTCAAAACACTGAAGGGCGATTTCAACAAACCCTTAAACAGTGTTCCAGTGGCCGACAAGGACGTCGCCGTTTACGATCCCAATGATTCAACGTCAAGAACAAAAGCATCGTACAAGCCCGCCTCCTGGGTAAAAGGCTTACCAGCAATGGCCCAGCCCCTGTGGGTTCAGGAAAAAATGGGCGTGACTGAAAAAGAACAGGCCGACTTCCAGACCGACACGTTTATTAAGTGGATGCGAAGCCCCAGCGACGATGTGTTCTGGAAAACTGCCAGTCTTGACGAAGTGAAAGCCATGCAAGAAGATACTGACAGTGAGGGTTTTGTAAAATCTGCCCCATTATCATCGGTGACGATGTAATGAAAATCGGAAGAATTGCTGGAAACCTAAGTCGTAAAGATAAGGCAATCAGCATCCAAGCCTTGGAAGTGTCCAAGGAAGGTTCAGAGACTAGACGGAGTGGCACAATCTTGCCACATAATACGTCAATAGAATCCGACAACTCTACGGAGTTGATGATATAGTCCGACCTCATGGGAAACCATGAGAGGCTAACAGAAATGATTAGCCACCTAGAAACAAAATTTTCTAGGGTTAACAGCGAGGGATATTTCGTGCCAGAGCAGTTTATAAATCAGGTAGTACACGACCCCGGAGTTCCCGGCAGTCAGTTACGACCTCTCTGCACGGTAATTCGTGTGTCTAGCAAGGATGGATACGTTCCGACAATGGGTTCGACATCGTGGGCGGCAATCGCAGAGGAAGCCGCGTTCAGTGACCAGACTCCTACAGTCGGTCAGGTCGCTTTCTCAATCGAGAAAAGCGGCGGTCTTGTAAAGGTTACGAGAGAACTGTTGGATGACTCCGCAGTTAATCTCCCCGCTTTGCTCACGCAGATATTCCAAGAGAGTGCAGGGCGTTTTGAGGATGTTGGTATTATCAGTGGAAACGACACCACGCAGTATGGCGGAATCATGTCGGATTCAGATGTGGCGTTCTACACGATGGCAAATGCTACGAGCGTTGTAGCCGCCGACCTTGTCGGTACGTACTATGCTTTGAACGCACAGTTCAGGGCTAACGGAACATGGGTTATGAAGAGTGCGATAGCCTCACTGATTAACCAGATTAACCTGACAGGAAACGGGGTAACGGGTGTTCCTAACATCACCGCCGCTCCTTCAGACTTCATTATGGGTCGCCCTAACGTGACTACGGATGTTGTCAGCGGTCTTGGTGCGACGATCACGTCTACGGAGAAGATTGCGATATTCGGAGACTTCAAGAATTATTACATCTTCGACCGCGTGGGATTCACGATCCGAAGAAACGACAGTCTTTACATGGGCAACGATCAGGTCGGCTTCTTTGCTACGCGCAGAGGCGACGGTCAGGTCGGTTTGGCAGACGCGTTTAAGATTTCAAGAGCCGCATAACAACGGCCCGGATGGCGCGGGGTTTCGGCCCCGCGTCAAACCTAGCAGGAGGAAATTTTGGCAAAGGCAAAAAGTTTAGTAAACGTCACGTTCGGGGCAACTGGCGACGTATACGAGAAGGGCAAAACCTACGACGTCCCGTCCGATCTTCTCGAAAAATACCCTGATTATTTCAAGGTCAAGGAAGCCAAAAAGCCCACAAACAAACAGCAAGAAACCCAGGAGAATAAGTAACAATGGCCGTCAGGCATACTTACGCAACCGCTGACGATCTGCGGGACTATCTAGCAGGGACATCGTATTCGTCGGGCTGGACGTCCGACGCGGCGTCGATACGCCGTATCCTTGAGGCATCCAGCCGAAGGATTGACGATTATTGCGGAGGCGGAACATTCGGGCCGCAGACCCAGACCCGTTATTTCGATATCGGTTTCGGAACCTTGCAAAATTCGCCGCAGTATCAAACGACCACGGGGACGGCTGACGTTGCGATGGGTAATTCAACCGCCGGGGTTATTCCGCTCGATAACTGGATTATCAGCCCGACCACGGTCACGGCATACGGGGCGACCGACAGGGCAACATCGGAAACATTGACCGAAGGTTATGCGAACGACTTTTTCCTGATGCCGTATAACTCAACACCTAAAACAATTTTGAAGCTGAATGAGGACACGACAAAGGGATTTGATTCGGGACAACAAACACTGTCAATCGTCGGATCATGGGGCTATACAGCGGACACCGTCAGCGTGACGACGTCGGACGCTATAGGATCAACGACGGCGACATCGGCTTCGGTTACATCCGCGGCGAATCTAGGCCCGGCCCAGACGATCCTCATCGACTCTGAGCAGTTATATATAACGTCAATCAGCGGTAACACGTTGACAGTAGAACGGGGCGTCAACGGTTCGACCGCCGCGACTCATAGCGGGGGCGCGTCGTTATATCGGTATGACTATCCAGAATTAGTCGTTCAGGCGTGTTTGGATTTATCAAAAATTGTTTTCCGGGATCGCGATCTGGGAACGGTAACGACGATCGGCGCGGGCGAAGCATCAATCACTTCGGCCGAAGGCGAAATACAATCGATCCTGATGACCCTCGACCAGTACAGGGCGACGGGGACATCGAACGGGGTTATATTTTAATGCCGACACCGCAAACGACGTTCAAGGTTAAAGGCCCGATGTTTGACGCGCCGTCCCAGGTTTCGCTTGGGCTTACTGAGGCTGTCAACCGCGGCCTGTTCGATCTGGCAACGATCGAGGGATCAAACTTTGTAAAAAAACAGCTATACGGCGACGAGGAAAATCGTCACGGCCGCATCAGCGCAAATCTCAGAAACCATATCGGGGCGTCAGTCCCGCGGGACAACGTCGCACAGATCGACGCGGGCGAGTTTCGTTTGGGGCGGAACTTGATTTATGCGTCATGGGTTGAAGGAATAAGTAAACGAAACCGCGCACGGCCGGGATTTCCGGGCTACCAGATGTTTGAGAACGCATATAACCACATTAACAACAATCCGAAACTGTACGAGGAATATATCGGCGACGCAATTGTCGAGGCTATGGGATGAGCAGATCGGGCGCGTTGAGTCAGATCGATACGCTGTTATCGACGATATCTGATCCCGCATTTGTTGCGGTGTATCGGGGCGAACCGCTGGCGATCGCAGGATCGCCCGTTCTGGCGTACTGGTTGACCGGGAGGATTGCGGCTTTTGAGACATTGGGCGATATCGGATCGCGGGTTTCGGTTATGGTTCGGGCGTATTTTAGAATGCAGGACAGCCCGGACGTTCGTGAGAGCATCGAGGAGGCGGTCTGGGACGCAATGTACCAGATCGACGCAAAACTCCGCTCTGACGCCAACCTGGGGGGCAATGTGACCGACTCTAATGTCGGCCCTGCAACGATTGGGTATGTGAACATGGGCGGCGGAGTATTCAGGACGGTTTCTGTACCTTTTGAAATGGAATTGATGGGCGAGGTTACGATCACGCCGTAGGGAGGAACAATGGCAAAGACTAACGGTTTGAATGTGCGGTTATACACGGCTGGATATGACCTGTCAGGCGACGCGAACGCGTTGTCGGGTCTGGGTTATACGAATGAATTACTCGACGTCACAACGCTCGACGTTTCGGCCCGGAAACGAATTGTCGGGACAGTAGACAGTGAGATTTCAGTCGAAGCGTTTTTCGATAATGCGTCCTCGCGTCAACACGCGGTCTGGACGTCTAATTCAAATAAACTACCGACCGCCGACCAGCTTGTTTTAATACCGATGGGATCAGCGGCGGGGGATGCCGGGGTCGGGCTAGTGTCAAAACAGGGAACATATAACATCGCCCGCGGGCCGGGGTCGGCCATTACCGCTTCGACGACTTATTCTGCGAACGGTAGCGGCGCAGAATACGGGGAAATGTTAACAGCACATGACGACACCCATTCGTCGGCGGGTTCTGGCACGGTAGTTGACAGCGGGGCGGCGACGACTAATGGCGGGACTGGTTATCTGCAGGTGTTTAGCGTTGCATCTGGCAGTGTCACAGTAAATTTACAGGAATCTACCTCGAGCGGCGGTTCCTACTCGAACTTTCAAACATTCTCAACTGTTGCCGCGGCTGGCGCACCTACCGCAGAACGATTGGAGATGACAGGAAACGTTGCCAGATATTTGAAAGTCACCACGACGGGAACGTTTAGCGATGCAAAAATAGCTGTATTATTTAGTAGATCATAAGGAGGTTGAGATGGCGAAACAAACAGGTTTAGGCGATTATCTGGCAGTTGATGACAGCGGGGGAACGGCCCGTGATATCTCAAACGATATCGGCGATTACGGGATCAATATTTCCCAGGAGTTAATCACTACGACAGGGCTGGACAAATCCGCTCAAGAACGAATTACAGGGATGAGTGACGGCGATGTCTCATTGAGCGGGTTTTTCAACGCCGCGAGCAACAAAAGCCACGACGTTTTCAAAACCCGGACGGGAACGCGGACATTTGATTTGAGGGTCGGGGGTAACACATCCTCTAATCCCAAGCTCGCGATGGAAATGCTCGTCGGAAATTACAACGTGACCAGAAGCACAACGGGCGAATTGACATGGTCGGTGACGTTAAATCTGCAAAGCGGTACAGTCCCGGCTTGGAGTACGGTCTAAATGGTAACCAGTATTAACGCCAGCAAAAACGGGGTCAAACCGTTTGTAATAGAGCGCAGAAAAGCGATTCTCGTTTTCGATAATCCCGATTATGAAGGTGTCCGCATAGAGGCGAAACTAGACGTCAACCTCGAAACATTTCTGAACTTGCAGACCCTCGCAAATTCCACAGAAAACGAACCCGAGAATTTACGACAGG